GCGGACTTCCTGAAGCGCCAGTCGCCGGAGTTCGTCGACAAGGTGCTCGGCAAGCGGCGCGCGGAGATGTTCCTCGCTGGGAAACTTACTTTGCGAGACCTGATTAGCGGCACTGGCCGCGAGCTTACGTTAGATGAGCTACCGCACGCCTGAAGGAGAGGATCATGGCGAAAGTAATATTTAGCATGATGGTGACGGAGCTGCGGCGGCGAGCCGACATTGGTTTTCCAGCGGAAGCCGGATTGCCACCTCCGGAGATCACGATCGAGAGCGTTGGGCGCACAATAGGCGAACAGTTTGAAATCGCCTCGATCAATCTAGCGGGAGCCGATTGGCAGCCCGGAACCAATGTGACCGTTACTATCGAAACAGACGATTAGGGAGGGTATCATGGCAGACGACAAGACCTACACGAAAGAGCAGCTCGATGCAGAGATCGCCAAGGCGGTCGAGAAGGCGACGGGCGATGTCGACGGCCTCAAGGCTAAGGTCGAAGAGCTGATCGGCGACAACAAGAAGCTGAAGTCAGACCTGCGCAAGACGCAGGAGATCAAGCCCGAGGACGTGGCCGCGCTCGAAAGCGAACTGGAAGCGACGCGGGCGAAGGTGTCTGAGCTGACGAAGGCCGCGACTGAAGCCGCGAAGGCCAAGGAAAAGGCGGAGAAGGCGCTCGAAAGCGAGACCGGCTTCACGCAGCGGCTCCTGATCCAGGACGGCATCAAGTCGGCGCTTCTGGCGAACGGCGTGAAGGACGAGGACTTTATCGACAGCCTCTCGGCGAAGTTCTCTGCCGGCGCATCGATCGTCGTCGACGGCGACGCCCGCAAGGCGATGTATGGCGACAAGCCGCTCGGCGACTTCATCAAGGAGTGGGCCGGTTCGGACGTTGGCAAGAAGTTCGTCGCGGCTCCCGCGAACAGCGGCGGCGGCGCGGAAGGCGGCTCTCGCGGTGGCGGCAACGGCAAGACCGTCACTCGGCAGGCCTTCGAAGCCATGCCTCACTCGGATCGCGCCGCGTTCGCCAAGGAGGGCGGCAAGGTCGTCGACGCGTGACAGGGGCGGTAAGGGTGCGCTATAGGGTCAATCCCATGCGCACCCTTATTGTCGCGTCGCTCTTGCTCGCCGGCTGCACCACCACGCCGATGGGCCTCACGGATAAGCCCGTCACACTGGCGATAGACAGCGCCAAGCCGCCACAGGCGCTCGCGAACTGCATCGCCGAAGAGATGGCCAATGCCAGCGTCCAGGATGAAGGCAACGGACACTATCTCGTCGTCCGCAGCAACGACTTCGGCGCGATTGGGCGATGGGACGTTTACCCAGCGCCAAGCGGCTCCCGCGCAGAGTGGCGTAGGGCGGGAAGCCTGACTACGGGCGGGCAAGCAGGGCAACGCTGCGCCTAACATTGGCTTAAGGCGCTAACCACGCCGCCAGCAAAATAGACTAATTCACCGCCACGGATGCGCTAGGCGCGTCCGCCTTCCGGCTAGGCCGGGCACCGCTTTCGAGCAGCTAGGCCGCTCGCGGTTTCCGAAAACCTGAAACCCGGAGTGCGCCCAAATGGCGAATACCCTTACGAACCTCGCGGCGGACATTTACAAGGCCGTCGATATGGTCGGACGCGAGCTGTCCGGCCTTTCCGCTTCCGTGACCATCAACGGCGGTTCCGAGCGGGCAGCCAAGGGCGACACCGTTCGCTCGGCCTTCACTCGTCCGCAGACGGTCAACACGTCGTTCGCTCCGGCGATGACGATCCCGGAAGGCACCGATCAGACGGTCGACAACAAGACCATGACGCTAAACAAGTATGCGTCGGTGCAGATTCCGTGGACCGGAGAGGACCAGAAGCACCTCAACAACGGCATCGGCTTCGAGACCGTTTACGGCGACCAGATCAAGCAGGCGTTCCGCTCCTGCGTCAACAAGATCGAGCTGGACCTCTGGAACGAAGTCCGCGCGGGCGCATCGCGCGCCTACGGCACCGCCGGCACCACGCCGTTCGCGTCGAACTTCAACGAGCTTCCGCAGCTCCAGAAGATTCTCGTCGACAACGGCATGCCCTTCGACGGGCTGGTTAGCTGCGTCACCGACACCACGGCGGCGGCCAACCTTCAGTCGCTCGCACAGCTCCAGAAGATCAACGAGTCGGGTGACACGCTGATCCGCCAGGGCATGATCGGCGACCTGATGGGCTTCGTCCTGAAGCGCTCGGCGCAGATTGGCGTCGTGACCAAGGGCACCGGCACGGGCTACCTCGTGAACTCGGCCTCGCTCGCGGTCGGCTCGACTGTCATCCCGGTCGACACCGGCACGGGCACGATCCTCGCGGGCGACATTGTGACATTCGCTGGCGACACCAACAAGTATGTTGTCGTGACTGCGCTGGCGAGCAACCAGATCGTGATTGGCGGCCCCGGCCTCCGCACGGCGGTTGCCGACAACTCGGCTGTGACCGTTGGCAACAACTTCACCGCCAACGTCGCCATCCATCGCAACGCCGCCGAGCTTGCGATGCGCCCGCCGGCCGAGCCGCAGGGCGGCGACGCTGCCGACGACAAGATGGTCGTCCAGGACGAGCGCTCGGGCCTCGTGTTCGAGATCGCGTCCTACAAGGGCTACATGAAGCGCATGATCGAAGTTCGCACGCTTTACGACGTGAAGGCGTGGAAGAACGACGCGATCGCTCTCCTGCTTGGCTGATGAACGTGTGCCGGTGGCGAAGGGGCTGCCGGCACATTCCTTCAACCAGGGAGGGTAGGCCGCGATGAGCCTTATCGTAGAGGACGGGACGGGGATTGCGAACGCGGAGAGCTATTGCTCCGTCGCAACTGCCGACGCCCGCCACTCCAATCTCGGCAATACTGCTTGGGCGGCGCTCACCACCTCCGCAAAGGAGCAGGCGCTTCGCAAGGCGACCATCTACATGACGGAAGCCTATCGCGAGCGCTGGATCGGTCGTCGCAACAACCTGACGCAGGCCCTTGAGTGGCCGCGCTACGGCGTGTCGGTCGAGGGCTGGCCGGTCAACGTCACCACGATTCCCACGGATATTGTCAACGCCTGCGCGGACCTCGCGCTCAAGGCGTCAACCACCGACCTCGCGCCAGACCTGACGCAGGGCGTGATCCGCAAGAAGATCGGCCCCATCGAGACCGAGTATAATCGCGGCTCGCCCCAATATCCGCGTTACCGCGCAATCGACATGATGCTGTCGCCGTATCTCGTGACGAGCGGCCCGACGGCAAAGCTGGTGCGCTCGTGAGCGATCAGAGCGACGCAAAGGCGATGATCGCCGAATCCGGTCAGGCGATGACGCTGACGTATCCCGCAAACGGGAGCTACTACACCGCGACGGCCACAGTCTCGGCGGGAACGCCTCCCGCTCCGGCGAGCACCAGTGGCGTGATCCTGCCGCTGTCCACGGGCCTCAAGAACATGCCCGGTTCGACCATCGGCCTCGACGACCAGCGGCTTATCCTTCCAGGCGACATCACGCAGCCGGCGATCGGCACGACCGTGACCGTTGGCACGAAGAGCTATGTCATCACGCAGGTGGCCCCGCTGGCACCCAGCGGAACGCCGCTGATTCACGACTGCATCATCAGGGGCGCGCCGTGAGCACGTTCTCGATGCAACTCAAAGCCTTCGAGGACAAGACGAAGGCGAAGGCCGACGAGATCGTTGGTCGCGTAACTGTCACGATTGCGCAGCGGCTCGACGAGCGCTCGCCCGTTGGCGATGCGACCTACTGGAAGCACAAGCCGCCGCCCGGTTATGTCGGCGGTCGCTTTCGCGGCAACTGGCAGCTCGGCGTCGACGCAATCCCGGAAGGCGAGACCGGACGCATCGATCCATCGGGCGCTGAGACGATCAGCGCGATTGTCGGCTCGGTCCCGCAACAGGCCGCCGGCCACATCTACTATCTCGCGAACAACGTCCCTTACGCGCAGCCGATTGAGGACGGCCATTCGCGGCAGGCCCCCAACGGCCTCGTCGCGCTGACCGCGCTGGAGTTCCAGAGCATCACTGCGGGAGCTGCGGCATGAGCCTTGCCGCGATCCGTTCAGCGCTCGAAACGCAACTGGTTGCGACGCTTCCCGGCGTCGACATTGCGTTTGAGAACGCGCCCTACACGCCCGTCGCGGGCACGCCCTACGCGGCTGCTTATGTCATGCTCGCGCAGCCGGACAATGCCGAGATCGGACCCGCGTTCACGGACCTGGGCATCTTCCAGGTGTCGCTGTTCTACCCACAGAACGGCGGACCCGCTGCCGCGCAGGCTGCGGCTGAACTCATCCGTTCCGGCTTTCCGTTCCGCTCCACGCTCGTGAGCGGCGGCTTTGTCGTGAACATCATCGCAACCCCGGAGGTCGCCCCAGCACGGGCAGATGGCGACCGTTTTCTAGTGCCCGTGAAGGTGCGCTTCCAGGCGCGAGGAGGTTAATCATGTCGGCAGCCGCACAAGGACTATACAAAAAGATCGCCTACAAGAAGCAGACGGGCCTCGGCACCGCTGCCTCTGGTTCCGGCGGCCAGCTCATTCGCCGCGACAAGGCGACGTTTGCGAAGGTGAAGGACACCTTCTCGTCCGACGAGATCAACAGCTACCAGCAGTATAGCGGCGACAACTTCGGCTCGTCCAAGACGACCGGCTCGCTCGACGGCGAGCTTTCGCCCAAAACCTACGCCGACTTCCTCGGTTCGCTCAATCGCTCGGCGTTCACGAGCGGCGTGTCGACTACCGGCGCGTCACTGACGATTGCCGGCGCGGGGCCGTTCACCATCACGCGCGCGGCGGGGTCCTACCTCACTGACGGCTTCAAGGTCGGCGACGTGGTGCAGATCACCGCCGGCACTTACACGGGCATCGCGCGGAACCTCAACCTGCTCGTCACCGGCCTCACGGCAACCGTCATGACCGTGATCGTTCCCAACGGCAAGGTGCTGTCAGCGCAGGGTCCGATCGCGTCCTCGACCATCGCGGTTGTGGGCAAGAAGTCGGTCACTGCGAGCACGGGCCAGCTCAACGATTACTACACGATCGAAGAGTGGCTGTCGGACATCTCGAAGAGCCGCCTTTACACCGACATGCAGATCGCATCCGCCGACATCACCATTCCGGCGAACGGCGACTGCAAGATCGCGTTCACCTTCATGGGTCTCGGGCGCACGCTCGGCAACGCGCAGGTGCTCACCACGCCGACAACCGAAACGTCGACGTTCATCCTCTCGGGCGTGAACGCCGTCATCATGCTGAACGGCGCGCAGCAAACCACCGCGACTTCGCTCAGCCTGAAGGTCGACGGCCAGCTCGCACCGGGTGAGCCGGTGATCGGTTCCAAGACGATCAGCGACAACGTGAAGGGCGACATCAAGGTGTCCGGCTCCTTCTCGATGGTGAAGCAAGACGAGAGCGCCGCAACGATCTTCGAGAACGAGACGGCGGTTCAGATCATGGCTGCCGTGTTCAACGACACCACCGACAACGCGGCGTTTGTGTCGTTCTCGATTCCGGCGGTGAGCGTGCTTACCGACGAGAACGACGACGGCAAGAAGCAGATCGTCTCCAGCCACAATTTCACCGCCGAATACAACGGCCTGAGTGGCGGCACTGGCCTCGCGACCGACGCCGGGATCATCTCGATCCAGGACAGCGCGGCATAACCGAGAGGCGCGAAGGAATGGGCGCAAGCCCGCAATCAAGTCGTCGGGGGGTGCCCTCTCCACCCCTCGGCGGCGACCGAGAGGAAACGACAATGCCAGCCAAGAAAGACAGCTTCAGCCTCAACGCTCTCGACACTGTTGCCGCGTGCAACAGGCCGTTCGAGGTGCAGATCAAGGACGTGCTGGGGAATCCCACGCCGTTCTTCGTCAAGGTGCTCGGTGCGCACAGCGACGCCTACCGCAGCCGCGTCCGCGCGATGGCCGATGAGCAACTTCGCCAGCAGGCGAGCGGCAGGTCCGCGCCCGCTTCGACGCTCGACAAGCTGGAGCACAAGAACATCGACGCGCTGGTCGCCGCGACGGTCGATTGGCGCGTCGGCGACAGCAAGGCGGTCGAGCTGGACGGCGCAGAGCTGGAGTGCAGCCCCGACAACGCCCGCAAGGTTTACGAGCGCCTTCTGCCGGTGCGCGAGCAGGTCTCGGAGGCAATCAACGACCTCGGAAATTTTATGACGGCCTAGCGGCCCGGTTCGAAGAGTTCGCGGCCTACCAATTCCAGATGGCCGCTCCTGATGAGGATGGAGTCCCGTTGATCGAGCATCTTCGCAGCGCTGAACGGCAAACGGGGCGGACGCCAGAGGCGTTGCTCGCCGCGCCCCCGTGCCCTGTCGGTTGCGAAGAGCTGTGGCACATCTTCGGCCAGCTTCACGGCTGCCGTGGATCGACTGGGTTCGGACCCGCCCGCATCAGCTATCTCGACCTCGATGCCTACCAGCGCGTGACCGGCACGAAACTCGTGCCGTGGGAGGTTGAGGCGATCCGCCGCGCCGACCGCGCTTACCTCAGCGATTGGGCGGAAAGGCAGCCGAAGAATGCCTGACATCGCAAGCCTGGTCCTCGCGGTCGACGCAACGCAGGTCAAGTCCGGCACTGCCGCGCTCGACGGCCTGACGGCAGCGGGAACGCGCGCCCAATTCGCCGCTGGCGGCTTGGCGGGCGGCATGAAGGGCGCTGGCGCAGAAGCAACCGCAATGGCTGCGGCGGCGCAGGCATCGGCCCGTGCTGCCGCGAACCTCACGACCAACTTCACCGCGTCGGCCAATGCCGCGAAGCTCAACACGGTGGCGATGCGCGAGACGCTTGTCGTCGCCCGTGAATTGAGCCGTGGCAACTTCACCCGCATTCCCGGATCGCTGTCGCTGTTGGCGCAGGGCATCTCGTCGCAGGGCGGCGGCCTTACCGGGTTCATCTCGGCGCTGAGCAAGTCGCTCGGCCTCATCAAGACCGTGCAGGACGCGGAACTCGCGGAACAGGCGGCCAATGCTGCGGCTTCCGCGTCGGCAATCCAGAACGCTGCGCTCCGGGCACAGGCGAATATCCAGGCAGCGGATACCGAACTCGCGTTGGCACAAGCCCAGGCCCGCGTCACGGCGGGAACGTCGGCTGAGGCCGCTGCGCAGGTCCGTCTTGCGGAAGCGCATCAGGCGGTTGCCGCTGCTGCTGCCGAGGCTGCAATCGCCGAGGACGCGCTAAACGTCGCCGCGACTGCTGCGAATGACGCCGCTGCCGCTGCTGAGGCCACGACGGTCACGACGATCGGCTCGGTTGGGCTGCTCGCCGCCGGCCTCGGCTTGGCTGCCGTCGCCTATCTCAGCGTGAAGGACGCTGCCGAGCAAACCGATCCTGCGGCAAAGGAGTTCATCGCCACCCTCGGGCTGACCGATAAGGAGATCAAGAAGCTCAAGGACACGACCGTAACGTGGGGCGACGTTGCTCGCGGCACATTTGCTGCGGTCGCTCACGCGGCGGGAACGTCAGGCTCGCAAGTCTCGGGCTTCTTCCACGAGGCGTTCCTGGAAACCGCGCAGGTTGGCGTGTCCGCTGCGCAGGTGATCCTCGCCGCGTTCGCCGCGATGGTGAAGGGCGTTCACTCGCTGCTCGGAAACCTTCCGGCAATCGCGCTTGGCGTTATCAACCCTTCGCTCGCCGGCCTCGCGGGGCAGGGGGTCGCGAACGCTGGCGGTGACGCACTGGCGCAATTCAAAAAGACCTTCGGCGATGTTGGCAACTTCATCCATGTGTCGCTTCCATCGGCGATCAACTCGGCCCGCGATGCACGGCTCCAGAAGCAGGCTGACGCGCTCATTTCCGATCGCTCTCCGGGCAAGGCTGGGCGTAGCGGGGCGGCCCGTGCTGCACAGGACGCATCCGATGCCACGAAGGATTGGCTCGCCAACCTCGATGAGCTGCTGAACAAGCAGCAGGACGTGTCCGACCTGCTCAAGGGGCAGAAGCCGCTCGTCGAGAGCACGTCCGACGCCGAGGCCGTGTTCAAGACGCAGATCGATGGCGTTGAGGCCGCGGTCCAAAAGCTCGCGGACACCTTCAAAGCGCGCCAGGACACGTTGATGCACTTCGCCGACGAGTTCGGCGGGGCAATCGCCGACGTGGTGAGCGGCACGAAGAGCCTTCAGCAAGCATTCTCCGATCTCGCGCGGTCGGTGATTGCCGAACTTGTCCAGATGACTGTGAAGATGCTGCTCTTCCGCGCAATCTCGTCGGCATTTCCGAGTGTGTTTGGCCCGACTAGCGGCGGGGGAATCTTCGGCTCGGCGAAGGGCAACGTGTTCAGCGGCGGGAACGTCGTTCCGTTCGCGCTGGGCGGCGTCGTCAACGGCCCGACCATGTTCCCGATGAACGGCGGTCGCACAGGCCTGATGGGCGAGGCTGGGCCTGAAGCGGTGATGCCGCTGACCCGTGACAGTCAGGGACGGCTCGGCGTCAGGGCTGCGAACAGCAACGCTCCCGCAATCGTTGAAATTCACGTCGTTCGCGGGGAACTGTTCGAGCAGGTTGTCGGCCAGATCAGCGGGAACGTCGCGGTCAAGGTCGTGCAGGCGGCGGCTCCCGAAATCGCTCAGGGGGCAGCTCAGGGCATCCTCAAGACCGCCTCGCGGCCTAAGCTGATGGGGCGCGGCTGATGGCGACGCTGAACTGGCCGGGTTTCGGCATCACCACGGCATCGTGGACGCTCGACCAGCCCTCACAGGGCAATCAGTCGCCCTACAGCGGCGTGCGGCAGATCGTGTCCAACCCGTGGCACGGCAAATGGCGCGCCCACGTTCAACTAGCCACTCAACAGGGCGACGCGGCGTTCAGGGCGGCGCGCGGCTTTTTCACGTCGCTCAAGGGCCAGATCAACACCTTCCACCTGCCCGCCGTCGAGTCCGCGCAGAACGCGAACACGGGCGTCACGCTCGCATCGGGTGCCGCTCAGGGCGCAGTCAGTATGTCCCTCACCGGCGTCACCACGGCGCTCGTCGCCGGGAATATGGTGACGATTGCTGGGCAGCTCCTTTCGATCACGAGCGTGGGAACGCTTTCCGGGTCGGCGCAGACGATCAACTTCATGCCCGCCCTTCGCGCCGCCGCCTCGCTCGGGGCGTCCGTCGAGACGGCCAAGCCGTATGCCTTGATGGCGCTGTCCGACAGTGCCTTCACTTGGGACATCGGAAGCTGGCGGCGCTACGGCCTCGCGTTCGATTGCGAAGAAGCGATTGGTGAGACGGACACCGCCGATCCCGCGCTGGACGTATGGAGCGGCGGGACTAGCGGCTCGTCGTCGGGCAGCGGGCCGAGCTTCACCTTTCCGCAGCTTCCGTCCTTCATCTCGCGATCCCTTTTGGCTGCGGTGGTCGGGCCTACAGACAAGCAGGTTGCCTATCTCACGGAGAGCGGCCGCGAGGGCGAGTTCGTGTTCAGCAGCACGAACATCAGCGCCAACGTAAGCGGCGGCGTCGCATATGGCGATACCGCACAAGCCATCTACGTTCTGCCGGCAGCCGACACCACGGGCGCGTCAGGAGTGTGGGTCCGCAAGGTTCCAGGGCCCCTGAACGTCAAGTGGTTCGGGGCCAAGGGCGATAGCAATATCAGCGGATCGACCGGCACCGACGACACGGCGGCGACTCAGGCGGCGATCAACTATATCGACGGCCTCGGCGGCGGGACGCTTTATTTCCCCGAGGGCTACTATAAGACCACCACCTACCTGACCTTGTGCAAGAAGCTTAAGCTCTTGGGGGCGGGGCGCAAGGCGTCGATGATCGTGACATCTGCGGCAGGCGGTGGCGGCGGGTCAACCGACCTCGACGTTCGCAACGGCTCTGCTTTCTACAGCAATTGGCCATCCAACAGCTCGACCGCGACGGACATCATTCTCGAAGATATCGGGATCAAGAACACCAACGGTGCCAATGTCGGGGCCGCATTTTATGACAATGGCGGGGCGTTCAATTATCTCACCCGCTGCCTGTTCCAAGGCTTCAAATATGGCGTGATCTTCGATCAGACGGAATGCAGCCACATCGACGAATGCGATTTTGAAACGCAGTCTTTCTCGGGGATATGGCTGGTTGGCGGCAATCAGCTGAAGGTCGGGAACATCGCTGGTTTCACCAACCAGCACAGTATCTCCCGATGCCAGTTCAACGAAGGTGCGAGCGCTTATGGGATCGTCGATTACGGCGGCACGACGCTGGCGGTCAAGGACAACAACTTCAACGGCTGCCTCGTCTGCGCGTATTTCGCCGGCAGGACAACGCTGACCGTTGAGGGAGGCGAATACGAGACCGCTGGAATCCCGATCAAGCTAGCCTCCGCAACTACGGACGGGGGCACGTCCCTTAGCACATGCGCCGGGGTTTCGATTAAGGGCGGCATTTACAGTGCCGGGGCGGGAAACCCGGTTGTCTCGACTGCGGGAAGCCTTGAATTTGGAGGCGGTGCCTGCGTGTCAACTAGTGTTGCGGCCATTCAAGGAGCCGCCGCGGCATTCGACCTCGCGCTAGGCAATATTGTTCAGAGCAGCAGCGGACAGATTTCCGACAATTGGGGAACGCTAACCGATCTTCCCTTCAGGCTGATGAGCAATTCGCCAGCGGGGCTTGGATTCACAAACGCCCACAGGCGGGGCGAGGTCGTATGGAACAATGCGGCGGCAGCTGGCGCGACCCTAGGCTGGCGCTGTAATGTTACCGGCAATCCCGGAACATGGGAATCGATTCCGTTCCCTGCCGGCTCTGCTTCTCCGTCATTTACCGGCGTCGCCACATTCACGACCAGCGGCTCGGATGAGGTCAAGATCGGTGATGCAACCGCCGGCTTCGCGCACCTCAGGAGCGGAGCAAATGGCGAGCCGGAAATCCACATAAGGCCCAACGCAGGTTTCAAGGGCGTTATCAGCTTTACCGAAAATGCCGTCGCGGATCGCTGGTCGTTCGGGATCAAGCCGTCTGACGGGAACCTGTATATTTCGCAGGGCGATTCCATCCTCGGAAACGTCAAATTCACATTCGGCACTTCTGCTCTCAATCTTGCAACGGGCGTCGCGCTCCAGAACAATGGAACGACCGTCATTGACGGCTCGGGTAACGTCACAGGGCCGGTGGCCTCAGCGGGCGCAGTAAAGTCCAGCTCGTCCACTGCGGGGATCGGCTATGCAACGGGCGCTGGGGGGGCCGTCACCCAGCTAACGTCGAAAACGACGGCCATCACGCACAACAAGGTCTGCGGCCAGTTCACGACGGTGAACAGCGCCCTCGCCGCTGGCGCGACCGCAAGCTTCCAGGTCAACAATTCGAATATCGTCGCGACCGACACGATCAACCTCAACCTCCAAAGCGGCCAGGCGACGATGGGGACCTATCGCTATTGGATCGAGAAGGTCGCAGCCGGATCATTCACCGTCACGGTCGAGAATCGCAGCGCCGGGTCGCTGTCAGAGGCGCTCGTGTTCAACTTCGCGTCTTTGAAGGCCGTCAACGCCTAATGCCGAATGCGCATCATCTCCACCGCCCCCTGCACGGCATCCAGCATCGTCACCCCGTTGGCGCGATATTCCGGGCCGTGCCGCGATCCGAGGGGTCCGCAGCGCTGGAGCTTCGCGCACCAGCCCCCTTCGACGGGTGCAAGGTCGACGCCGAAGCCCGGAGGGGCCGCAGCAAGCGCCTCGCGCGCGTCGCTCACCGGATCGACAGCCAAAGCAACACTAGGCCGAACGCGGAGAGGCAGAACCCGCCGAGCAAGATCATCAGCCCGTTGATCTTCGGAACGCCCCTGGCGCTGAGGGTGTCGACCGACTGGATGAAGAACCCAATCCCGAGTGCGAGCACCAAGCCGCCGATGATGAACTCGAAGTGGCCGAGGATTCTGGCGAGCATCGCGCGGGCCATAATGGAAGCGGAGGGCAGTGTCATGCCTAAAGGGCAAACCATCGAGGCACTGGCGTAATGCCGACGCTCGACTCAACCGCAGCAACAGCCGTAGCGGGCGACTTCGCGCCAGCTTGGTTCGTGTGGATCGATATTGTCGGCGATCCCATTCGCGTCACCACGTTCGGCGCGAACGTCACCTTTTCCTCAACCGGAGACACTGACCTCGACGGCAACACGTTCACCGCGTTCGCGGGGCAGTTTCTCGATGTCGGCGACGTAGCGAACAGCGACAGCGGCTCCGATACCCTGACCCTGTCCCTCTCGGGCATCGTCACGCTCGACACGGCGCTCCTGACCGCAATCGGCAACCCAGCGAACTGGCAGGGCCGCACATGCCGCATTTGGTTTCAGATTTACGATGCCGCCGGAGCGACCGTGAAAGGCGGCGTGGTCGCCCACTATACCGGCTATCTCAGCTCCGTTTCGATCATTCCCGGCCAGAAGAGCCAGATGATCCAGGCGACCGTCGAGAATTACCTCGCGGCCTTCAACCAGGCCTCGAACCGCAGCTACCTTCGCCAGTCTGATTATGACGCGGCGGACACGTCTGCTGCTGCCACTATCGCGGCCTCGAACGGCTCAATGCGCGGCGGAATCGGCGTCCAGGCCGGGAGCACCGGAGGCGGTGGCGTCATCGCTGATGGCGATAGCGCCGGCGACCGCACCTACAAGGCACTCAACTGATGCAGCGGCATCCCCAATGGGAAGCGCGGCTGCAAAAGGCCCTAAGCGCGATGAACGGCAAGCCCTACGCTTGGGGCGAGCACGATTGCCTGATGCTCTGCGCTCAAGTCGCAAAGGCCGTCACCGGCAAGGATCACGCTCGCGGCCACAGGGGCAAATATCAAAGCCACGCCAGCGCCTATTCCTATCTCAAGCGGACGTTCGACGTGGAGAGCGCCGAGGCCCTGCTCGACAAGCTATTTGCCCGAAAGAAAGTGGGCTTCGCGGGCGTTGGCGATCTTGTGCTGTGCCGCGTGGACGCTCTCGCGGGAGCGGGCGGCGAACCCACTCCCGGCGACGTTCCGGGCGTTGTCGTTGGCCCAGGCGACGTTGCGATGGTTGCTGGCGAAAGTGGGCTTGAGCGCGTGCCTCGCGGCGACCGCTGGTTGAAGGCGTGGGCGGTCGGAGATCACCATAGCGGGGAGGTGGCGGATGAGTAAGACGCTCCTCGCCGTCGCCTTCATCGTCGCCGCCGTGGCCGTGCCGGAGATTCTCCCGGGACTGCTCGGCGTCGCTGCGGGATCGCTTGCCGCGATTGCCGCCACGGCAGCCGTTGAGGTTGGCCTGTCGCTCGCTGCAAATGCTCTGATCGGCCCGACGACGCCGAAGGGCCTTGGCGCGCAGACGAACAACCAAGTTAGCCGCCTGTTCACCACCTTTGACACGACCGCGCCGCGCAAGATCGTGTTTGGCATCACTGCGTCGGCGCAGGACATGCGGTATCAAACCTACACCGGCACAAACCAGCGATATTACGAAACAATCGTCGCTCACGCATCGCACAAGTGCCATTCCATCGACGAGGATTGGTTCGATAACGAAAAATCCTGGACATCTGCGGGCGGCGTGCAGGGGCGCTTTTCCGGTTTTCTGACGGTCGATAAGCGCGAAGAGGGAACGTCCTCGAATGGCATCGCAATCGACAGCGTGTGGACGAGCGCCTGCACGCTAACCGGATGCGCCTATAGCCATTTCAAATACGATCTGCTCGGCACGGCCACGGACGGCTCAAACAACAGCCCATTTGCCTCCGGCGTAACGTCTCGCGTGACAACGCGTATTCACGGGGCACTCTGCTATGACCCGCGCCTCGACAGCACGGTTGCAGGCGGCTCCGGCTCGCAACGTGCGACAGATCAAACGACATGGGTGTGGGACGACAACGCGTGTCGCAACCCGGCCTTGCAGCTTCTCTGGTATCTGCTCGGGTGGAAGATCAACAGCAAGCTCGCGGTCGGGCGGGGCATTCCGTCATCCCGCATCGATCTTGCCAGCTTTGCCGTCGCCGCCAACGCCTGCGACGCCTCGATTGCGCTGAACGGCGGTGGAACCGAACCCCGTTACCGCTCGGACGGCGTTATCACCGAGAGCGACGATCCGCAGAGCGTGATCGAGGGCCTGTGCTCGACCATGAACGCGGTCCTCCGGGATGCTGGGGGCAAGCTCTCGCTCACCGTCCTCACGAACGACCTTGCATCGCCCGTCGCGAGCTTCACCGAGGCTGACGTTCTCGGGGGCGAGCAATGGGATCAGACGCCGGCACTTAGCGACACCTTCAACATCTGCCGAGGCCGCCGCGTCGATCCGTCCGACAATGCGCTCTATCAGCTTGTGGACGTTCCCGAGGCGTCGTTGACCTCGAATGACGGCATCGATCGCATCGACACAATGGACATGCCGTTTGTGTCGTCGAACGGACAGGCGCAGCGGCTTTTGAAGCAGCGGCTCCAGCGCAAGCAATACCAGGGCAAATACTCGCTCACCGGCAAGGCGCGGTGGTGGCAGACGAGCCTCGGCAACATCGTCCAGATGAGCCACGCGGGCCTCGGGTGGTCGAACAAGCTGTTCCGCGTCGCGGCGCAGTCGATCTCCCGCGACGGCACCGCGAAGATGACGCTGATCGAGGAAAACGCCGCGATCTATGCGTGGGCCAACAACGAAGCCGCCGCCGTCACGCCCGGAACCCCGACGGTCTATGATCCGAGCCATTCGCCCCTGCTTTCGGGAGTGAACTCGGCGACCTTCAGCAGTGTCGTCATCGACCCGTTCGCCGATCTCGTTATCCACGCCAGCTCGACCGGAACCATCAAAACCGGCGAACTGCCCGCGACGCTCAATCTCACGGCCAGCGTCGGGGTGAGGGACCTCACCACGCTCGGGGCGTGGAGCAGGGCCGTAACTTCCGGCGTCACCTGCACGATCGGAGCGGCCACGGGCGCTCTCACCGTAACCGCCATGACGGTCTCGGAAGCGTATATTCCCGTGCAGTTCGTCTATGGCGGAATGACCAGGAACGCCTCTGTCCACGTTATCGTGCAGAGCGACCCGCCGAGCAGCCCGACATCGGGAAGCAGCGGCAGCGGCGGCTCCGCAAGCTCCACGACCACGCTCGGCGACACGACCGGATCGGCTTACGACACGGCCAACGCCGTCAGCCCGACCATCACCTGCGCTGCCGGTTCCGGTGGAACGGTGGCCTGCTCCGCACCAATCCAATACAAAGCGTCCAACGGCACCAGCTCGCCTATCGTTCATGGTAAATGGCAGTGGCGCGTCGTCGGTGGCACGTTCGCGGACATCGCCGCCGAGGTTGCGGACACCTCCGAACCTGGAAACACTGTCGTCAACGAGAGCACGGGCGCGACCCGATACATTTCCGGCGCGCTGACGGTCAGCCAATCGAAAACGGGCCTGACCGCCGGCACCAATTACGAGTTCCGGTTCCTGTGGCGGGATGACGGAACGGCGCGCTGCTACATGAGCGCCGGCACGCTCACGGCGACGGGCAGCTAGAGCGTGTTCCTCATCCGCAATCCTGACGGCTCGGCAATGCTGGTCGAAAGCCTCGCCGGACACGCCGGCTGCACCGTGCTCGACGCGAACGCGCAGGCGATGACGCTTGCCGACGCGAAGCAGATGAAGTGCGAGGCGGTAGAGACATATCTGGCCTCGCAAATCCTTCGCGGGTTCACCCCGACCACGGGGCCTCTCGCCGGCCACACGCTCCAGACGCGCGACAATACCGACCGAACGAACTGGTTGACCAGTCAGGCGGCGTATTCCGCGCAGGTCGCGGCGGGCAATGGGGCCGTCCTCGGGGCCAAGTTTCGCACGGCTGAGAACGACACGGTTGCCTGTAGTTTCAGCGACGGCCTCAATGCGCTTCTCATGATGGCCGCCTGGGGCGCGGCCCTGTTCGGCAAGAGCTGGACCGTCAAAGATAGGATTAACGCGCTAACCACAGTCGCCGACGTGCTCGCTTATGATGTTGCCTCTGGGTGGGAGGCAGCATGAAATCGCGCCTCAAAGCGTGGGCTTGGCAAATGTTCGTGTGCCTCGATCAGCTCGGCGGCTGTTGGCTGCGGGGCTGGTATTTCGTGTGGGTTGGCGGCGACTGCCCAAGCGCGCGCGAGACGATCAGCTCGTTCGTCGGACGCAACGCCATCAAGGGCAAAACATGGGCGCTGGTCGCCGAGCATTTCATCGATGGAATCTTGGGCGCGGGGCACTGCCGACGCAGCATCGAAGCGCCATGAGCGACCAACACCGCCTTCTCGATTCTCTGGCCGTCATTTTCGCAGGAGTAGCTGGCATCGCGTTCTGGCAGCATGTGGCGTTAGCTGTCACGATCATGGCGGGCCTCGGCTCGCTCTCGCTTATCGCGCTGCGCTGGCACGATCGCATCAGATATGGGCGACCGTCGCACGGCTACGTCGATGAGTAGCTTCCTCCTCGCCAACCCGCGCCGCGAGAGCCTGGAGCGCATCATGCGCCCCGTCGTCAAACAGTGGGACGCAACCACGAAAGAGCCGGTGCCACAGCATTTGCTCGACCTGCTGGCGAGGCTGAAATGAGCATGCTTCCCATCCGGTTTCTGACCATCCACTGCGCGGCAACGCCAGAAGGTCGGAACGTCTCTGCCGAGCAGGTTGAACAGTGGGACGTGGCGCGGTTCAACCAGCCCTCGTATCACTGGATCATCGAGCTGGACGGCCACGCCCATCGCTCGCTTCAGGATGACGTTCTAGGCGCTCACGTCGCGCACCAGAACAGCCACAACATCGGCGTCTGCTACGTCGGCGGTTGCGACCTTCACATGCAGCCGAAGGATACCCGCACACCCCTTCAGAGGCAAGCGATGCTCGCCCTCGTGAAGCAGTATCGCGACAAATATGCCGGCATAGTCATTCGCGGACATCGCGACTGGCCGGACGTGAAGAAAGCCTGCCCGAGTTTCGACGTTCACGCGTGGCTCGTGGCCGAAGGACTTGCCTAGTGTGGGCCGCTTCTTCCTCCGCCGCTGGTTCATTCAGTCGCTCAAAGACCTCGAAGCGGGCGATGCCGTCCGCGTCGTTGGCTATCGCGGCGTCGCATTCATCGAGTCCGTCAACGGCGACCATGCGCTCGTCGTCTGGGCCAAGGACCGCCGCGCCATCCTGCCGCTCGTCTCACTTCGCCGCGTCAAGCCCTGTGGCGGCGGCCTCGACAGGAGGGGGTGAATGATGCGCGCCACCCTCACCTACATTCGCCGCCGTCTCGACGAGCGCAGCACATGGTTGCTGATCGGCGCGTCCGTAACCGCTGCCGCCGCCCTCGATTGGCCGTGGAACCTCATCTCGTTTGTCGTCGGTGTGATCGGTGCGCTTGTTCCCGATAGCGCCGTGGGGGGTGGAAATGCGTCTTAGTGTGCTGGCCCTCACCCTCGCCGCCGCGACACCCCTGCAAAGCCCTATGGCGACCGAGCCGACGCCGTTCCTCGTGGACATGAACATCATCCCGAAGGTGACGTGCGGCAACTACATGGGAACGGGCGTCTATGTCGGAAACGGAGAGGTTGCGACCGCTCGCCACGTCGTCTCTGCATCCAGCGCGCCTTGCACGGTGGACGGCAGCGCCTCAACGCTCGCTGGCGGGACTGCGGGCAAGGACTTCGTTCTCCTCCGGGTAAAGAACGCTCCCGAACTTCGCGCGCTGATTAGCTGCGCCGGGTTCATCGAGGGGCATCACTACCTTGCCGTGGGCTACGCTCTGGACGCCCCGCGCCCGGTCGAGCAGCGGCTTGTCGGCTCCTTTGCGTCGAGTGGCGAAGAGGGGTTCAAGGGCCTCATTATCTTTCGCGGCTCAGTCACCCAGGGGATGAGCGGTGGTCCTATCTTCGACGAGGACGACGGAACGCTCGTCGGGATCATCAACGCCAATTCGATCATGGGGATTACGCAAGTGCTCGGCTTTCCGCTGAGCGCGTCCCCTCTGTGCAAAGGCAGGGTCGCGTGACGGCGCGGCTTCTCGGCGGCGCGGCGTTTCTCTGCCTCGTCGCGCTGTTCATCGCGTGGATGCTTACGCGCAACGCCGGGAGCACGTCGTAATGCCTGACCTCAACATCCGTGACTATCTCGCCATCGGTAAGCTGATTGCCCTCCTCGGAGCGATCGGACTGCTCTGCTGGCAGTCGTCGCAAATCCACAAGTGGCACACGCAGAACGACAAGTGCGTGGCAGCGCGTCAGGCGGATCAGGCGGCATTCGCCCAGACCGTCGCCAACTACCGCGCCGCCGCCGCACAGGCCGAGGCAGAGGACAAGGCCAACGCCGCCCGCGTCAAAGCACAGCAAGACCAGATTTCCAAGGAGCAATCCGATGAATACCAGAAGCGCATTGCCGATGCTCGCGCTCGTGCTGAGCGCCTGCGCAGCCAAGGTTCAGCCGGTGGTTCCAATCCCGGCAGTCCCGCAAAACCGGGTGTGTCCGGCCTACCCGCTCCCGCCCCAGGAACTCCTGAAAGCTCCCCGGACGGACTTCCTCTCCTCTGCACCGAACAAGGAATCCAGCTCGACGAACTGAT